TCAAATATATAACTCATAATAATATAAAAGTATTACCTGAATGGCAAAAAGAAAACCCATTATTTTATGATAGTAGATCAAAAGATAATGATAAACATAATCAAATTATTTTACAAATAATGTCAGATGAAGAAAAACTTTACAACAAGATTATTTCCAATGTTAGTAAAAATGTGGTAATTGATAAGGAAAGTGTATGAAAAATAATTACTTAAAATATAAATATAAATAATATATATATTATGGCTAATGAAAATATCCAAATATCTAAACAATTATTTTGTTGCGAAACTTGTAATTATGATACGTATAGTAAAAAAGATTTTTTAAAACATACTCAAACTGGTAAACATATGAGACTAATGAATCCTATTATTAATCCTTCTTTAAAAAAAAATCATGAATTTAAATGTATTTGTGATAAAAAATATAAACATATGTCTTCTTTATGTAAACACAAGAAAAGTTGTAATAAAGCAAATTATTCAGTTAACGAAAAAGAAATGAAGCAAGAGATTTTCTCTCTTATTAATGAACAAAAGAGAGAAAATAAAGAAATAAAAGATTTATTAATAAACCAAAATAAACTTATGGAACTAATGATAAAGAATAATATACTTCTTTCATCTCCTCCATCTCAAAATGAATTTCTGGAGCACTACCCCAGTCTTTGAAAGGAATTGCTTTAGTGGTTGATTGAGGTAAAGAGAGAAGGGTCTTGAGTGCCTTCATTCTTCTCTCTAAACAAGATTTTCCAAAAGGAATTTTTCTTGTAATTTGTTTCCATCGCCATTCAAATTGTAAAGCCGCTGACCAATCCGGAAATCCTGAAACATAACAAACACGTTCCCACGTTTCTCCTTGTTTTACTTTTGCGGAAGTAGCGTGAGCACCACCTTTTATTTCTTTGTTATGTTGTCTTAGTCGTCTATCCAAATCAATTGTAGCCCCAACATAAGTATTAGAATGACTAGTTGTAGCTAATAAATAGACAAAAGACATATTTTTATAAACGTTTATTATAAATGTTTATAAAATACAAATACTTTTTTATTACACCTTTTCTCATTTTACACGCCTCTTTTTTAGTTTATAATTCTTTTTAGTAATTTTCTTTCTATGTGATAACTTTTATGGTAACCTTCATACTGATAATTTTTCATAGAAAAAGATGTTTTATAATATCGTAACTTACCTAAAAAAAATTTTTCTAAAATATTTTTTTTATGGTCACATAAAAGTAAGTAATGTTCATCTCCTGCCATTATAACAATATGTATTCAAATATTTATGTTATTTTTATAATTATTGATGAATAAGATCTTTATATTCATCTAGTAATAAATTTAAGGAAGTAAGTTCGGTTTCATTTTTATAAAAATACTTGATAACTAAATTTTCTCTCTTTTCATTATAATTATGATTAGCATAAATACATTGAACTTTATACACTTTAATTAAATATATGTCATTTAGAGTGAATAAATCAGATTTAGGATTTGGATTATCTTTTTTTTTCTTAACTTGAACTTAGAATGAAATCGTTGGATAATCGAATGAATTTGTTTGTTATTTAATGGTAGTTGTTCCATTTTATAAATATAATTGTTATTGAAATACTTTTTTATAAATAAATTATTTCAATTTTTATTTTTTTATCTCTACCTTATCATAATAAGGAAAATTAATAAATCCATATTCAAATTCGGCTTTCCCTTTTTCATAAAAGTCTCCATGATTATAAATATCAATAAATTGAATAAAATAACCTAGTTCGTTTTCTTTATTATTATTATTTTCCTTTTTTCTCTCAATAATACTAATAGAACCAGTAAAAATATATTGTTTTTCTTTGGAGAATTCTGTCATTTTACAAAGTAACATGTTTTATGTTTATGTATTTTTACAAATTATTTAGATAATAATGAATAATAATATATAATGTGTGATATTATTCGAAAATTACCGGATGATTTAATAAATCGGATTATTCCTTATACTTATTCTCTCCAATCCAAAGAATTAACAGAGGATATTATTTCTTATTATAAAGGAAAAAAATTGGTTACTTCTATTTATTATGAAATGTGGTTTGATTCATATGAAGAGAATAGTGATAAAAATTGGTTAATAAATGATCTTTTTGCTTTTGCGAATGATTACAATCCAACAATGTTTGGTTTTAAGGAAAGTTTTTACAATATTTTTTCACGTAATAACATGTTGAAAAAAGATGAAAGTAAAATAAATAATTATATTTTTCGTTTAGAAGATTATGATATTAATAAACAAATCAATATTTTCTGGGGAGTATTTACACCTGAAGAGAGGGAAGATTTTATGGAAATTGCCAACATGAAAATTAGAATTATAAACTAAATTAAAATAATTTAAAAATTTCTTATTCATTATAATTAAGTCATGAAGAGAGAAAGTGTCAATATTAGTAAGATTTTTTTAGAAGAAAAAAATAATAGTTTGAAAGAAGAAAATAAAATAAAAAAAGAAATAGAATTAAATACTGCTAAAAGATTTTTAGAAGCTATTCAATCAGGAGAAATTACACATCCCATTTTAGAAAAAGATGAAGTTCAACAAGGACATAATAAAGATTTAATTCAAAGTGTATTAAGTTCAGGAGCAAAAGAGTTTGAAAGAAAGATGGGTAGAGAAATGACATATGGAGAAATGCGAGAAATGTTTGGATAATTATTTATTTTTTTGTTTTTTATTAGAATTAGCGTTTGAATTTTCTTCTTCTTCATCTTCTTCTACGTCCATTACAACTTCATATGCTTTTGATTGACTTAAGCCAGTATAATTTGGTTTCATTCTTATGTTCTCTCCTTTATAAAGATCTTTAATAGTAGCATCATAATATCTTTTTTTAGGGTTCTTTTCACATAAAGAAACTATCATGTGAATATTTTCAATTTGTCTATCTTCTTCACCATGAAAAGAATCATATATTTCTTTACATGTTTTACAAAAACTAATATTTTTATCGCTGTAAACATGAAATTCTGTCATTCTTATTCTTAACAAATATTTTTAATTGTAAATATTTGAATTATAAAAAAGTATATCAATTTTTTATTATAATAAATAAAATTGATATATTTTATTATTAATATTTATATTGAAACTTTAATATAATTTAAACATGGCGTTTTCACAATTAGAATTTCCAAATGTTGGAATCTGTAAAAGAAGTAAAAGAATATTAGACAAAAATCAAAAAATATTTGGTTCTATAACTGATAATATATCAAATATTATACAAACTTTTAACAATAATGGAAATGTTAAAGAAAAATTAATTTGCTTTATTAATTTATATGAATTAGTTAACAAAAACTTTGAAATATTGAGTAAATACTATACTACAAGAAAGTTTCTGTCAGTAAGTTATGAAAAAAAAAAAGAAATAACTAGCCAAGTAAAAAATAAAATAGAAGAAGGAGAAAAAGTAAAATTATTGTACTATAAATTTTTAAAAATTAGTTCTATTTTTGAGAGAAAGTATCTCGATAATATATTCGAGAATATGAAAAATAAAACAGATTCAACTGTAAATGATTGTCCTATTTGCTTGGATCTTATTGAAAAAAAAGAAATAGTTGTTACAGAATGTAATCATTGTTTTCATAAAAAATGTTTATTTCGTTCTCTCACTAATAAAAAAACATGTCCTATTTGTCGTTCTACAATTTAGATAAATATTCATAAAAAAATTATTTATATATTTTTATGAATATTATATATTTTATTACAAAAAGTTATTAAACCATGATTCATCTTCAATTAATTGATAATAATTAATAAATCCAGATAAAGAATACAGTACATACATTTTTCCATTAATAGATTTATACAAATAATACAAAGTACAAAGATTAGCTGGATAAGCAAAGATTTCACAAGATGGACATTTAGCATTTAACATATCTCTATAAATACGTAACCCGTATCTAGCTTGTGCTATAGTTATAGAACGGGTCATTACATATTTTCTATTTAAATAATTGAATTTTTCTTTTTGAATTAATCTTTCTACTTTTTGTATATCTTTTTCACGTAGTTGAGTTTCTGGATTTGGACAAGTTGAAAAACTAATATTAATATACTTATCCTCTTGTTTTTTTACCAATATTTTTACTCCTGTTTCTATTATTCGTTCTATTTCTTCTTGAGATATATTTTCTTTTGGAACATAATTTTCATCACTCACTTTTGTGAAAAATGCCGATAATTTGAACAGGGATTTTTTAATGAGTAATATTAACTCTTGTTTAGATATATACAATGGAGTAGTACAAGGTTGATAGTTATCAATCAAGTTTTTAAAATCTAATGATAATAAATTTGAAATTATTTCTTCGCTTGCGTCATCCCAATCATCTGTTTCAACCGAAACAATACTTTTCTGGATAATTTCGATTATTTGTTTAGTGAAAGGCATTTTATTGTTTAATTACTTTTAATTATTTTATTTATTTTGAATTCAATTTTTATTTTTTCCATACTTCAAAAAAATTACACTTACATGCTGGATTCCACCCTGGATTATAGTCTAGCCCTTCTAAATAATCCAAATAGAAATTATTTTTTATAAGAATTTCATTAAAATAAAGTTTTTCTTTTAAACTTAAAAAATCATTTTCAATAATAATTAAATTAACGCCATTTAGTATTTCAGGCATATCCAATAAAATATAGTAAATAGCACCTTCACAGTCTAAAATTAATGTATCGAAATCAATAGTATATTTTGATTTTAACTCATCTAATGTAATTGTATTAACCCAATTATAACCATCTAATAATACATCACTTTCGATGGTATTCCAATGTTTTTGAATTAATTTTCTTTTTGATAAAGCAGCATTTACAATTGGAAAATTCATATTATTTAAATCTCTATTTTCACGTAGTTGATTAGCAGTATTTTCATCAGATTCAATTGTGACAAAGTTATTATTATTTTTTTCAGCTAGAATACTAGCAATTATTAATGAGTTTCTTCCTATATTACTACCAATTTCTAAAACTTTTTCATTGCCAGTTAAATATCTAACTGCCATTTTTTGTTCTGGTACTTCTAATTTAAAGTCTCCATGATTTATTTTTAACTTAGATTGTAAATTAGTTAGTTTATTATTTATTACTTTATCATTAACATTTATAGTTTTTATTGTTTTATTTATTGTATCAATTTTTATTATCATTGTATCATCATATTCTAATATTTCACTATCATCATTAATATTTATAAATATACTTTTTTTTATAAAATGTGCTGGATCTGAAAAAAGTAATGCTCTTACAAAATCATGACATGAAATAATTATAGTGTTATTACAAAAAATTAAATTATTATAACAAAAGTCTGTAACGTCAATATTTTTTTCTAAAGTTCCATATTTAATTTTCATTATGTAATTAATGATGAAAATATTTTTAATTATGTAACTAATATCATTTTATATCAAATTATTTACTTACTTTTATTTTTTTTACAGGTTTTTCTTTTGTAGTTTCAATAACATTATTTTTTATTTCAACAATATGAGATGTTGTAATTAAATCGAGATTTTTAATTACTTTATTTTCTTCATCAAGTGAAGAAAGAAGTTCTTTATTTTTTGGATTTATTTTACAGTTTCTAACATGTGCTGCCAAGCTTGCTTTATTTTTTCCTGACCATACATTACATAAAGTACATTTAAACTCATTATCATTTTCAATATTTCCTATTTTAATAAATAATTTTTTCAACCTTGGAAGTTGTATTTCTTCCATTTTATCTAATAATTGTTTATTTACTAATTTTATTGTATCTATCATTTGCGTTTTTTGATTTATAAAAAGTCTATATTCTTCTATAATATCATCCATATCTTCTTTACTTATAGAATATTCATCACCTATATTGTCAGAAGACATATTTTCTATTTTCAATGATAAATTATCAATAACATCAATTGCTAATTTAATTTTATCAATATCATATTCAGCATTTGAAATATAAATGTGAATTAATCCATTAATAATATCAATTTGAAAATTATTTTTAAAAGTGATGGGGCTTTTTTGAGAGACAAATACACCATGTATTTTTTGTATTTGAATATCTCTCTCGAATTTTTTTACTTCATCTGTATTTACTGAACGTCCATAATCTTTATTCTCAAATAAAATAGATGGTTTACTCTTATCCATTCTATTTACTTTTAAATCACATGTTGCTGTATCGCTACCTACCTTAATAATTTCGTCACTTGGCATAATGGTCTGTAATATATAATATAATTCTGCTTCCGAAATATTGCCTTTGATACTTGAATTATTCTTATACTTATTTAAAAAATCATTAAGTTCATTAGTAAGTTTTTGTTGATGTGTTTGTTGAGTTGTAAGATGTTCTTTTACTTGTTGTATTCCATTCGTTGTTCTCTCTTCACTTGTTTGTATAAAGGTAAAAATAGGTTGTTGAATAGTAGAAATCATTTTTGAAAATTGTGTATCAATGTTCTCTATAACACTCTTCATTGTATTATCATCTTTATTTGTACTTTCTAATATTTTTGTTGTATCTTGTGTAATAGTAGAGCAAAATGATTTAATACAATTTTCAATTTGCGTATAAATCTTGTCTTGATTTTTTGGAATAACATCATTTATAATTAAGTTTGTCTTTGTTAGTAATGTATCATTGTTTCTCTCAAAGAGAGAATTTAGTTTTTCGTTATTAGACAAACTGTTATTAGTTAATATTGTTTTTATATCTTCTATATATTCCTTCTTGGATTCATGTAGCTTAATGATAATGTCAGATTTTATAGAAGATAAATTAGAATGAATATCTGTTACCATAGAGAGAATCTTTGAATTAATAGTTGAGTTTATAGTAGTAGAGAGATTAGACGATAAGCTTTTTAGTATTTCAATAAAAATATGATTCATTGTTACAATATCTATATTTATATTTTCTTTATAATAGGAAACGATAGCTTCGTCTGTTATTAGTATAGAGTTGTTTTGAAATTCCATTTATATTATTTGTTATTTTCTATTTAATATATTTTTACTTTAATTATTTAGTAATATTAGAAAAAAATTAGAGTAAATTTTCATATCATTAAAAAATTAGAGTAAAAAAAAAGTAATTTTGGAAAAAAATTAAAGTAAAAAATATTTGCGAAAAAAATTAGAGTAAAAAAAAAGTAAAATTAGAAAAAAATTAGAGTAAATTTTCAACAATTCAAAAAAATTAGAGTAAAAAAAAAGTAAAATTAGAA